CAAAACTTACAAGCAGAGTTAGATACAAAATTATTAGACGGTAACAATGGATCAAATTCAGCATTATACACATTGCGTGATGTAGCATGGCAACATGATAGATTCACATCAGCATTACCATTTACACAAAAAGGCCCAGAGGTAACATTACCAGTATTAAACGCAACAGGAAACGGCCCAAATGGTTTAACACCTTTGCAATTTACAGGAGCAAATTATCCAGGAGGTGGTAGTATAAATGCAACAGCTGCATATAATGCAACAACAAATCAATTAGAAAATTCAGGTGATTTAAATATAGACAATGGTTTGGTATATGTTACTGGAGGTCTAGGAGGAAAATCACAATTAGATGTAACATCACATACATTCCTTAATCCAGCTGATTTAAACGCAAATGCAGCAACAATCAATCAACTACGCGAAGCATTCGCAATTCAAAAATGGTTAGAACTAAATGCACGCACAGGTAACCGTTACACGGAACATATTCAAGCACACTTTGGTGTAAAACCACAAGATTCACGATTACAACGCCCCGAAGAATTCGGAGGCTCAGTATCAACAATTCAATTCAGCGAGGTATTACAAACGAGCGAAACAACAACATCAGGACAAGACGCATCAGCACTTGGAACAATGGGCGGACACGCCATTACAGCGAGCGGTAGCCGCAAAGCATCATATTATGCACAAGAACACGGATGGATATTTGCACTTATGTATATTGTACCAGATACAACATACTTCCAGGGGATAGCACCAAAATTCAGTAAAGTAGATCGCTACGATTACTTCCAACCATTATTAGCACATATTGGAGAACAACCAGTATTAAACAAAGAAGTGTACGCTGACGGCACAAGCCAGGACGACAACGTATTTGGATACTTACCAATTTATGACGAATATCGTCACGAATTAAACACAGTAGCAGGCGAGATGAAAGCCACATTAGACTACTGGCACCTAGGACGTAAGTTCAGCAACAGACCATCACTAAACAGCACATTTATTGCATGTGACCCAGCAAATCGTATATTTACACAGTTAGACAACGATGAGCAAGTAATAGCACATGTATATAATAGCGTAATTGCACAAAGAAAAGTACCTTACTATGGTACCCCAATGGGTATCTAAACCACTATATTCATAATCACTAAAACAAACAAAATGAGTAAAACAAGAAACGCAACAATCGCAAACCTAACATTTGTAATAGGTCAACTAGAAGAAATTAAAAGTAATATTAACGATACCATGCGGTATGTAAAACAAAATCCAGAACAATGGGATACGGAAAAAGACGAGGCGGAGGATTCAAAAAGCGAGTCAAACGAGGACGGAAACGTAACAGCGGTATAAATAGCGCTCGATTATCACGTGGAGGCATAAGACTATCATAGTATGTGCCTTACACCAATGACCATAAGACGAAAGCAAAAAGGCCCAGACGGCTCAATAACGCGAGTAGTAAACTGCGGTCGTTGTGTACCATGCTTACGTAAAAAACAAATAGACTGGTGCTTTAGACTAGGAAAAGAGTTAAACGCAAGTGAATCAGCGTGCTTCCTGACCCTAACATATAACGATGAAAGTATACCTTTCACAGAAGGTGGTTATAGTTTGGTTCGGAAGGACTTTCAAGACTTTATGAAAAGGCTACGGAAGCACGCTAATAAAAAACAAATCAAGTATTACGCCTGTGGCGAGTACGGAGATAAAACAGAACGGCCCCACTATCACGCAATAGTATTCAACCTACCAAGACCGTTCGAAAAGTATGTACAAAAGGCCTGGAAACATGGCCACATACATATAGGAACAGTAACAGAAGCAAGCATATTCTATACAACAAAATATGCACTCAAAGGCTTACGTAGGAAACGAAGTGACGAGGTAGACGAACACGGAAGAGAACCGCAATTTCAATTAATGTCAAACGGTCTCGGTATAAATTATGTCAAACAAACGATAGTAGAATATCTTAAAACTAATGGCAGCAAACTACTCACAGTCCAGGGAGGAGCAAAAAAGAAACTACCACGATACTACGTGGATAAAATGTTCACCGATCCTGAAGAAAAAACACTATGGACAGCTGCCGCAAATAGCGAAATATCTATTAATCACAACAGGCATGATATTGATATAACAGACAAACAACGGCGCGAACTAATAGAACTATACGAGTATAGAAACAAACGCGACCGATTAAACAGCGACAAATTATGAATACAAAAAACATTAAAACAATTTTCCTTATATTGAAGGAGATAATCCTACTCGTAAAATACGTGGTAGAAGAATGGGAAAAACACGAAAAAGATACAGAAGATGGCAGCGAAAGCAAAGTTTAGATCATGGGGAAACCCAGCACCAACAAAAGGCAGCGAAAACAACGAAAAATCGGCAACTATGCCAGACATGCATGTCGACCCTCGTGTGGTTCTTGAGAATCACGTACGAGGTATTAACCCGATTAATGGTGCTGTCCTTGATAAGCAGCATTATTATGGCGATGCAATATTACCATACAACAAAGACTTAACATTTGAAGAACTTCAAATAAAGCGTATAGCATTAGAACAACAGATTAAAGAAATTATTAATCCTAAAAAGGTAACCACCGATGCAACAGAAACAACAGAAACAACTGGAGATACGACAAATAACGGATCTACAACAAATGAAGCAATGGGAGAGAATCCAGCTTCATAGATTAACGTGCGAACGTTACAGAAAAACACCAGAGGAAATCTGGTAAAACAGCTCGATAAGATGGCCCCAATTTATTGGGGTTATCTTATGAGCAAACAACTGTCGAAGACAGGCGTTAGCAAGTCGCAAAGCGACAACCGCATATACTATACTTGATATATATATGCGGAGTGACACCAAAACGACCAAAAAACAAACGCGAACGATTTAAACGAACGCGATAAAAAACAGGGAGTAAGTGGAACGAAACAAAAAAAGTAAAAAATAAAAAAGCATGAAAACCAGACAACTTACCACACAAATACAGGCTTTATTACAATTAACAGATGATTACAGAGTAATCACAATAGAAATAGACCAAGAGTTCGAAAACGCAACTAAAAGCAAGGTCTATGTAAAAAACCATGAGTTCGATGCAATCGAACTACCATGGAAAAACAACAAAAGAAATATAAGCAGAATCCCCAGGGGGGTATATGCTTATAGCAAAATCTTCAGAGCAAGCAATAACAAACCAGCAATATGGTTAAGAGACGTTAAAGATCGCTCAGAGATATTAATACACCAGGGAACAAAACCCGAACATAGCAAAGGTTGTATAGTAATGCCCGAATACAACAAGCTGCATGAAATTATGCAGGAAAAAGGGTTTATAGTATTATTAAACAAAAACTAACATATTATGCCAATACCTATAGCAATAGGAGCCGCTGCCATAGGCGGAGCCGCCTCATTAGCAGGAGGAATAATACAAAACAGAGCAAACAGACGTGCTCAAGATCGTGCATTCGAACAAAACAAACAGTTCTGCAAGAACGATTCGACAAAGAGGCACAGTACAATTCACCAGTAGAACAAAAAGCGCGTATGCAAGCAGCTGGATTAAATCCTGCACTAATGTATAAAAGTGGAGCAGGCGGAGGCGGAAACGTAAGTAGCCCAAGTGCACAAGGTAAAATAGCAGAACGTTACGAATTAGGACAATTAGCACTACAGAGTGCTCAAGTAGCAAAAATAGTAGAAGACACAAAACGTACAAAAGCAGAAAAGGATTATATTACAAGCAAAACAGAAGGACAAGGCACAACAAATAAAATTGCCGTACAAAATTTAGTTATAAAACAAGTAGAAGCATTAAATGCACCAGCACAGGTTAAAAATATGCTGGATAAACAAGTAGCAGATATAATGCTACAAGCAGAAAAATTAAAAACACAGGCAGAAGATACAGAGGCAAAGAAAAATCTAAATTATAAATTTCAAGTATTAGAGAAAGATATGATAGATGCTGGAGTAGATGTAACAAGCGGACCTTTTCAAACATTAAAACAATGGTATCTAAATACAGTAAACATGGAAAATTTACAACAGTATTTTCCAAGAGGAATGGAAGCAATTCAACAGAGATATAACGATTAAATAGAAAACAATGGAT